ATGAAGCCATGACGTTTGCGGCATTTGGTCTACATAAGCGTTTAGTGGAAGACGAAGGATTTGACCCCACAAGCAATGAGTATTATAGTGAGCTAGACAATCGCATACGGAAAGAATTTCCGCATAAATTTAAAGACTCTACCGGCAAACGTCCTGTACAAAATGTAGCCGGAAGCGCCCGTGGTTCCACGGGTAGAACTGGACGCACCACTAAGGTAAAACTCACACCAAGCCAAGTCGCTATTGCGAAGAAATTAGGTGTGCCACTCGAAGAATACGCGAAATATGTCAAATAGGAGACGACAATGACTGACAAGAAATTAGGTTTTGAAGGTATTGATCGCTCTTCTCGCGCTAAAGACAGCAGGGGGAAAGAACAGCGGCGAAAGCCTTGGGCACCCCCATCCATGTTAGATGCACCGCCTGCACCCGAAGGGTACAAGCACCGGTGGATACGTACAGAAGTTCGTGGTTTTGACGACCGCAAGAACATTTCTGCCCGTATGAGAGAAGGATATGAGTTGGTAAGATCCGACGAGTACCCTGATTTTGAAGCACCGGTAGTAGATTCAGGCAAATATGAAGGTGTGTTTGGCGTTGGAGGACTTTTACTCGCACGCATTCCAATAGAAACCTTAGCGGAAAGATCCGACCACTATGCCGGAAAAACGCAAGATCTTATGGATGCTGTCGATCACGACATGATGCGAGAAAATGCCCATTCAAGCATGGCGATCAATAAACCCGATCGTCAATCTCGTGTAACTTTTGGTGGCTCTAGAAAAAATTAAGCCGCCCCTTTAGGAGAAATAAATCATGGCAAATCAAGCAACTGCCTATGGTCTTCGCCCTATTGGACTTGTTGGTAGCGGTGCAAATACTACGGGTGTTACCCAGTATGAAATTGCCTCTAACAACACCAATGCTATATTCCAGTATAGTATTTGTGTCCCTACATCGGCCGGTACTATAGACCAAGCAGGGGATACAGCAGGCGGCACTGTCGTCGCATTGGGAGTCCTAATGGGTGTTGAGTATGTTGATTCGGTTTCAAAGAAGCCTATATGGATTAACTATTGGCCCGGTTCTGGTAGCGTCAGCGTGGATACTAACTATCCTGTTAAAGCTTTCGTAGCAGATAATCCGAACCAATTGTTCCAAGTTTCTACCGATGCAACTTTTACAAACAGAGCAACTGCTCTATCTGCCGTTTTCAGTAACGCTTCTTTGGGCACTTCTGCCCGAACAGGTACTACGGCTAATGGAAACTCCAATTCTCAGTTTAACGTGGCATCTGTAGCTACTGCAGCGACGTTACCGTTGAGAGTTGTTGGAATTGTTGACGATGAAGCAAATAGCGATTACACGGCAGCGGGTATCCCGATGATTGTGCGTCTAAATGCTCACGCTAACGCTAACGCCGGTGGTTTTGCTTCACAAACCACTGCCATAACCACAGGCATTTAAGAGGGCTAAATCATGGCTATATCTCGCGCACAACTAGCGAAAGAGCTGGAACCCGGACTAAATGCTTTGTTCGGTTTAGAGTACGATCGTTATGAAAACGAGCACGCAGAAATCTTCGACGAAGAGTCTTCTGATCGTGCATTTGAAGAAGAGGTGATGCTGTCAGGATTTGGCACGGCCCCCGTTAAAAATGAGGGTAATGCCATTTCGTTTGATGACGCGCAGGAAACATTTACTGCACGTTACACTCACGAGACCATCGCTTTGGCATTCAGCATTACGGAAGAAGCGGTTGAGGACAATCTTTACGATCGTCTTGCAGCCCGCTATACACGCGCTCTTGCACGCTCAATGTCTCAAACTAAGCAGATTAAAGCTGCTTCAGTCTTGAACAATGCGTTCAATGCAGCAGTGCCTGTAGGCGATGGTGCGGCACTTTGTTCTGCATCTCACCCTTCATTGTCTGGCAACCAAGCTAACCTTTTGGCTACTCCAGCCGACCTTAACGAGACGTCTCTTGAGCAAATGCTCATTAACATCGCGGGTCTAACGGATGAGCGTGGTCTTAAGATTGCGGTTCGTGGTATGAAGATGATTATTCCTAAAGAGCTGCAATTCATTGCAGAGCGGGTAATCAACTCTAACTTGCGTCCCGGTACTGCCGATAACGACATCAATGCGACTAAGTCTATGGGTATGATTCCTGACGGTGCGGTGGTTAACCACTTCCTGACAGACCCAGACAACTTCTTCATCAAAACTGATGCTCCTAACGGTTTTAAGATGTTCAACAGAACTCCTCTTAAGACTGCGATGGAAGGCGACTTTGACACAGGTAACATGCGATTCAAGGCCCGTGAGCGTTACAGCTTCGGCGTCTCAGATTGGCGTGCTGTGTACGGTAGCGGCTCATAAGACTTCGGTCTTTTTAGGAAAAGGGGTGGCTTGTGCTGCCCCTTTTTTTATCGTATCTTACAAATGTCCCTGACAGTCGCATCCCGCGGCTGACACTAGCCACGACAGGAGATCTTCATGGCGACTACTACTTTTTCTGGTCCTATTAAGGCCGGCACAATTCGCAACACCACTGGTACTACCGTTGGCACAGACGTAGCTAATGCTGGTTTTGTAACTATGGCTCAGGCTGCGGTTATTGCCGCTACTGGCGCAGACGCACAGACCACCACCGTGGCTACTATCCCTGCAAACTCTAAGATTATTTCTGTGGTTTTGAACGTTACCACCGCTAATGACGATACCACGGCGTCTACCGTTATTGTTGGAACCGCGGCGGATGACAATGCGTTTTTAACTGCAACCAGCGTCCAAGCCGCGGGTGTTACTTTTAGTGACGTTATGACGTCTGCCGCTACTGACGTAGGCACTACGGATGTCCAAGTCATTGCTGCTTTTGCCGCGACGGACGAAGACGGAACGGCGGGTGTTGCAGACTGTACGGTAATGTACATTCAAAACGCTAACCTCGCTTAAGGGGGAATTATGTCTGGTTCTGATACTTTAGCGAAAAGAGTAACTGGCACCGGTTCTCTCGGTGTTGGTCCTGCTCGTGTCCGGGGGTTCCAAGTAACCACGGGTGCAGGAGCAGGAAGGCTTACCATAACGCAAGGAAATGGTGGCGCTACGGCTATAGACATAGATTTCGGGGCAAGCACTTCTGATTCGGTTTTTATACCGGATGAGGGCGTAAGAGTTTCCGATATATATGTCTCGGCTTTAACCAATATAACTGCTGTAACTATATTCTATAATTAACCCGGGGGTTTTATGGCCACTACAACGGCTGTTAAAAGAACACCTTCTGGTAGAGTTTCTTATAGAGGAGAGACGTTTTCCGGCTATAACAAGCCTAAAAGAACGTCTGGCGGTAGCAAAAAGTTTGCGGTCCTTGCTAAGAAAGGCGACGACGTAAAATTGGTTCGTTTTGGGGACCCTAATATGACCATTAAAAAGGACATCCCTGCTAGGCGAGCAAGCTTTAGAGCACGTCATAAATGCGATACGGCAAAAGACAAGTTCTCTGCACGTTACTGGAGTTGCAAAAAATGGTAGGTAACGAGGCTTTAGAGAAGGAAGTAAACGACGTGAAGCGCCAGATGGCCGTCGTTGAAACTATTTTGCACCGCATTGAGAATAATCATCTTAACCACATGGAAGATGATATACGTGATTTGCGGAACAAAAACTGGATGATTTTGGCCGGTATTGCTAGTCAACTCTCCGCGACATTAGTCGCGGTTGTTATGATGGTATTAGGTTAGGAGAATTATTATGGATCAAGGTTCTAATTGCAGTCCACGTAAAAGAGAAGCCATGGGTTATTCGTATGGCGGAGAAGTTAAGAAAATGGCTAAAGGCGGTCGTGCCGTTAAAGGCATGAAAGTTGGCGGACCGGTAAAAATGGCCAAAGGCGGTTGTGCTGTTCGAGGTATGAAATAATGCCTACTAAACGTGGACTTTATTCAAATATTAATGCTAAAAAAGACGTATAGCGGCGGGTTCGGGTGAGACCATGCGTTCTCCGGGAACTAAGGGTGCTCCCACTGCTGCGGCGTTTAAACAATCCGCTAAAACCGCTAAAAAAACCAAAAAATGAAAGGTGTTAAGCACTACCGGAAAAACGGGACAGAGCATAAAGGCGGGACGCACAAGATGTCTGACGGATCTCTTCACAGTGGCAAGACGCACACTTCGTCATCTAAGCCGCTGTTTCATTACGGTGATTTGTCTAAACCCGCAAAAAATAAAGCAAGGCAGAGCTGGGGTAATTAATGGCTGTTTCTGGATCAAAAGATTTTGAATTAGACGTCTCTGATTATATCGAAGAGGCGTTTGAGCGATGCGGAAAAGAGATGCGTACAGGTTACGATCTTAAGACTGCTAAACGCTCTTTAAATCTTTTGTTTGCAGATTGGGCTAACAGAGGCTTGAACCAGTGGACTATTCAGCAGGTGACCACCACGCTGACGCAGGGTGTATCGGATATTACGGTAGGCGCTGACACCATTGATATTTTGTCCATAGTGGTTCGCCGGGACAACACGGATTACGGAATACAGCGTTTGAGTAGGGATGATTACATTAATATTCCGAATAAAACGCAGCAGTCTAGGTCGTCACAATGGTTTCTAGACCGCTTAATTAGCCCCATTTTGAAGCTGTGGCCTGTTCCAGACAATAGCACGGACCAAATTATTTATAATCGTTTAGTCCGTCTAGACGACGCGGATTCGGCGACTAATACGTTGCAGATACCTTTTCGCTTCTACCCAGCGCTTGCCGCGGGTTTGGCATACTACATAGCCATTAAGAAAGCTCCGGACCGAATACAGCTTCTTAAAGCTCTGTACGAAGAAGAAATGCAGCGTGCAATGGATGAAGACCGGGATAGAGCGTCTTTCAACGTCGTACCTAGTTTAGCTTATTCCAGAGGTAGATAATGGGTAAGTTTGCTGTTGGCAAAAAAGCTTATGGCATTTCGGACCGCTCAGGCTTTCGTTACAGACTTAACGACATGCAGAAAGAGTGGACGGGGATGCTTGTGGGACGGGATGAGTTTGAGGTTAAACAGCCTCAACTTAACCCTCGCCGCAAAGTTATTGACCCGCAAGCTTTACGCGATGCTCGCCCGGATAGGGTAGAACCTACGGTTATTTATGCGGGCCTTCCTTTGGTTACGGCTCCGGGTTTGGGTCCGGTTACGGCCTTTGGGCAAGTTGGTAGTGTTACGGTGGTAACCACATGAGTTTTACTTACGATCAATTAAAAACGGCAATACAAGATTACACGCAAAACGAAGAAACAAGTTTTGTGAATAACTTGCCGGTTTTTATACGCGTGGCCGAAGAGCGTATCTTAAAGAACGTTCAGCTTACGCTTTTTCGTAAAAACGCTACGGCAAACACGACGGCCAGCAATCAATATCTTGCGGCACCTAGCGATTTTTTAGCGCCGTTTTCTTTGTCGTATACCGACGCAAGTAACGATAAGCACTTTTTGGACTATAAAGACGTTAACTTTGTCCAATCTTTTAACCCGGATGCGTCCACTACGGGAGCGCCGCGTTACTACGCATATTTTGACGTTAGTAATTTTTTAATAGGCCCTACTCCAAATGGCGCATTTGCGGTAGAGCTTCACTACTTCTATCGCCCGGCAAGTTTAACTTCCGGTCTTGGGGGTGGTACTACTTGGTTAAGTACAAATGCGGAAGTAGCTCTTTTATACGGTTGTTTGATTGAAGCCTACACCTACATGAAAGGTGAAGCAGATGTCATGAAAAAGTATGAAAAACGTTTTGTAGAAGCCGTAACATCTTTGAAGAACTTCGGCGAAGCAAAAGAAGTTACCGATGCATACCGAACCGGACTTATCATTAGAGATAAAGCCTAAGATAATTTGTAAAAGACAGGAGAAACACAAATGGCTATTACACAAGCTATGGCAACATCGTTCAAAGTTCAAATTCTTGATGGCGACTTTGATTTCAGCAGCGGCACGGCACAGGTATTTAAGATCGCGCTGTTCACTAGTTCAGCTACGTTGGGTGCGACCACTACTGCGTACGCAACAACTAATGAAGTAGCCGGAACGGGCTATGTGGCAGGCGGCAATACGCTGAGTATATCTGCAAACCCTGCGTCGAGCGGCACTACAGCG